TGGCGAGGCACTGACCTACACGACGTGCTGTCTCGTGCATGATCCAGGCTGTGATGATGTCGGGTCGCTGATTGCGCTCCTTCATGTCGTACACCCTGTAGTCCTCTTCGACGTACGTCTTGGTGTGCGACCACAGCCAGTTCAGATTCTCGTCACCGTCGTTGCACATGACGTCAGTCCAGCCGTGCCCAGCGTTGCCACGGTGGATGCGACGCTCAACTCTCTCGAGCGCCTCCCACTCGGCAGCACTGAGCGGCTTCGGATCTTCGTGGCTGACTACCACGTTGACCGTGCCCGAAGGCAGCCTGAATGAATGCTCGTGCTTCATGGATCCTCCCTGTGTTGGTTAGTACCCATCCCCACTCAGTGAGTGAGGATGGCTGCTAACTCGTGATTGCCTTGCGACCGCTGCCGACCTTGCCAGTTCCGACATCGGCCTTCTTGCCTTCGGCGTAGCCAGCTGCGCGCGCCTCGTAGCCGCCATCGTTCATGCGACTGGCGCGACCTTCGCGCAGATCGCTGTGGCGCTTCTGGAACTCGTGCTTCACGATGTCGCTCTTGTTCGCAAGCACCAGAGCTACCGAAGTGCCTTCGCCCTGCTCGTCCTGAGCAGCCTGCTCTGCCTCCTTGTTGGCCTTCTTCATGATGGTCCACGCACCTTGTGCGTAAGCCAACATGAAGCCGCGCCGAGCAGCGTGCTGATTGCCCTTCGTATCCCATTCGTAGCGATACTCGTTGGCGTCCCACCAACTGGTCTCCGCGCGCATGGCTTGGAGCTTCAGGCTGGTAGCCAGCATGCGAGCGCTGTCGAGATCTGACTTGAAGCCGGCACCGACGATGACTCGGGTCTGCTTGTACTCCTTGCCATCGAGGGTGCGCGGACCAGGTCTGCTGATCTCGTACAACTCGCAACCTGCTGCCCAGAGACAGTAGCAGTCCAGCCAGTAGAGGGCATGACGATAGATGCCGATTGTCACAAACTCTTCCTCGGCATACTGGTCGTCGGCCTTGCGACCCTCGCGCTGAGCAAGCATCGCCTCGTCGATCCGGTACTTGGCCATGAGCTCCGCAGCCTTGGTGAAGAAGCTTTCCGCTTCCTCAGGATGCGGCGTGCTCTCAGCCTTCCGGAGCAGCGCTGCGATCTTGTCAGCGTACCTGGTCTGATCGCTTTCTGTCATGAGGATCCTCCCTGTTGTGTAGTACCGGCCAGCACCCGTTGAGGTGCCAGCCGCTGCTACACGTCTGGTGCTTCGTAGCCGCAGTCAGGGCAGCCCAGCAGCTGATTGTTGTCTCCGAACTCAGCCGCTCGGCTACCGCAGAATGGGCAGCGTGGCGTACTGGTGAGGACACGGATGATCGTCTGCTTGAGAGGCTTCGCACCGAAGAAGTGCGTCTCGATGAGGTCCATCGTGTCGCTGTCAACGAACGGCGGCAGCTTCTGCCACTCGCCGCTGTCATCAGCGGTACGGATGCGCCAGAGATAGTGCTCTGGCCCTTCGGACTCGGACTGCGTGACGTTGTACATGATCTCGTACACGTCGTCGCTGTCAGGATCTAGCCACTCAAACATCAGCGCGACACCACGTAGCTGTAAGTGCGGACGCCGTCGATCGTGTCCTTCAGAATGGTGCCCTGGTCGGGCAGCAACCGAACAGCTTCACGCTTGGTGAGACCGCGCGTGACGAGCATTGTGATCTCGCCGCGTGCGTTCTGCGTGATCCTGCGAACCTGATACATAGGATCCTCCCTGTTTGAGCTGACTTATGCCAGGCTCAGGCCACATCCCGGCTGTGGTGCGCTCGGCGGGGATGGGCCTCAGCCTACGCTTTCCTGCGAGGAGCGCGTTGCTGGCTGAATCTCAGACGTAGCACCAGGGGTGCTGGAAAGCCTGACGTGCCTCGTCGTTCGGCACCCGGCGAGTCACAACGTCACTCGCGCTCGTGATGCGAATGTACGTGCGACCCGTAACGGGCTGCCAGAACAGCTGAACTTTCTCATCGCTGTTCTCACGGCAGTCGAGCTCGACCAGAGTGCCCGTGGTGGGCTTCGTGAGCAGACGCTGTAGGTCTGTCATGATGTCGTACCTCCCTGTGTTTGTGTAGTACCGGGATGGGCAGCTCTAGGCTGCCTCACCCGCTACCACCCTCTGTGCTGATTGCGCTCGTTCATACGAGTGCTGCCAGCTGGGACGTGCAGATACTGCGGATTGCCTTTCGTCCTGAGACGCTGCTTCGGGGCAGCGCCACGCGGACGCTGGTACACGGTTGGGGCTTCATCAGCCCACGGTCCGAACTCGGACTTCTTCATGGTGCCTCCCTGTTAGCTCAAGCCAGGAGCCGTTAGGCTCCCAGCTTCAGCCTCCCTACGCTGCGGCAGTCAGCTTCTCGAGCTGCTTCTGAAGCCGCTCGATCTGCTGCTGCTTGGTCTCGGCCTTCTTGGCCTGGCGCTCTGCCTTCGCGGCCTCGCGCTGCGCCTTCTTGGCGTCCCGCTTGTGCGCGTACGCGCTCTTCCGGGCTGCCAGGGTGATCGTCACGAGGCTGGTGAGCTGCTCGGCGCTGAACGTGCCGACGTTCTTGCCACCACACGTGATCTTCACCTTGCCGTTCTCGAGCTGCTCGAACGTAGCCTCGGTGTTGTTGATCTCGAACGTCATTGGTAGTACCTCCCTGTTATGCGATCCCGGCTTATCCGAGACTGCGGTAAGCGTCCTCCGGCTTACGGGCTGGCGCTTACCGCAGTGGGGTTATGAAGGCCCCACCGCGTCAGGGAGGGAGGTCCCATTACCGTCCTCTCAGCCTACGTCGGCTTTCCGCGCTTACTCTGTCCGGGGCTTACGAACTCCCATTCCTTCCGGCGCGGTAGTTCCGACCGGCTTACCTGACGGTTTGGGGCCTTGGCTCCTGGCCAGCTTTTTGCCTGGCACTCCGGCACTACGCCGGTACACTGTACCCCGCTCCCCGGCGCTCCCCCGGGCGAGACCGGCTACCAGATCCCCGGGGCGAACGGCGGCGAGTAAGCCGCGTATTGAACCCGGGGCGGAGCCCTTAGTAAGCGATAACCTTCAATAACCGCTATCCCTTACTAAGTAGAACTATAGGGTACGGCGCGGCCTATTACTAGGGTCGGAATTCCGAAAAAGTCGCAAATAGCGGGAATTTCTAGAAAAGCCCTGGTAATTTGGCACTTTTCGGCCTAGGCGCTATGGTACTAGCTACGGTAGTTCTATCGCCACTTCGGAAGCGGGTTGTATCGCCCGGTAGATCGCCCGGGGTATCGGCCGGTAGAAAGTACCAAAGCCGTAGGGGTAGGGGTACGAAAGGGCGAAGCCCGCCCCGGCGTGGGGTAGATCTAGCGGCCGATCTAGCGGTACTCGTACGCCGAAGTACGAACGCCGAAGTACCGTAGGGGTGGGGTAGGGCCACCCCGAATACAAAGCGACGAAACCCCTGGTAATCACCACTTTTTCGCGAAGTACGAGGCCCGAAGCCTAGAAAGAGGTGCCGCATTTCCTCACATATTTGTCTAGCCTGAAGCGAATAGGATTACAAATGTTGAATAGAATTGAGAATAAATGTACTACCCCTCTTTCATTTGTCAATTTCCACACCAATTCGGTTCAAATATTCTCAGAATTACCTCAATTTGTAACCAAATAGGAGGTGCGACCCCCGCGAATCGGAAAATCGAGTCGTAACCGCTACACAAATCGCACAAATATGTCCTAAAGCATGATATTTGTTCGCGCGCGAGGCAAGAAAATCGCTAACTCCCTGATCCTCGAGTACGCGCGTACACGCGCGCGAGACTGGAAGACCAAGAACGAAGAACTAAAGAACTTCGCGTACGCGAGCGTACACGCGCGCGTCGCGAGACTCCCATCACCCGTCCGGGTCCGGCGCGCGCCGCGCGCGCGAGCAAACCCTTAGCACCCGCACTTCACATCACCAACCGGATAGACGTAAGCCAACCGGAGTCCCGTTCCTCCGCCATGGTACCACGTTACCAGCCGCCGACCCGCAGGCCCATCAAGCTACCCTGGTTTCAGTGCAGCGCCCACCGGCTATACTGCGGGCAGCATGGACCGGGAGACTGAGGAGATGCTCAAGCTTGAAGAGCAAGACTCATGGCATGAGTATCTCGAGAGCACGCGGCTAGCCACAGGGCGACACGACTTGGACTACGAAGCGGTTGAGCCCTGGGCATGGTCTCGCCTCCAGCAGCGCCTGCGCCGACTGAAGCAGCGCCGCGCACGCCTAGCAGCGTAAAGTGCCTGCTAACGGGTGCTAGCCTTACAAATGCCCGTCCGCTAGACTACGGGCATGCTATCACTAGGACGCCTACTGTGCCGACTCGGCTTCCACCGCTTCGGCTCAACCTACTCCCGTCTCGCACCGCAGTTGGTCGAAGACACCATGTACTGCCGTAGGACGGGCTGCTCAGTCAAATATTCATTCGTCTCCGCGATCGGCGACCCACAAAACTGGTAGGACAAATATGAATGCATTCGAGATACTCAGCCAAGGACGCATCATCGATCTAGGCTCGCGCATCACACCAGAGCAGTTGACCACCATGAGCGGTCTGATACGTCGGACCTGTACGGACTGCGAAGGCACAGGCCTCGCCGCCACAATCGGCATCCTCACGCCGATCGGCATTCTGGCGCTTCCGGTGCCTTGTGACCTGTGCGACGGATCAGGCGTCATGGCCTTCATCTCCCAGAACTGATGCGTACGCTCTCGTACATACTGTTCCCGTTCGTGCTCGCCATTGCGTGGCTGGGCTGGGCAGCGAGCGGCATCTTCTGGAAGCTGTACCGATGACCGCAGGCAATGTGCGCGACATCAGGACTGGGCGCGCGATCGGCAAGACATCTAGTCTCACACAGACTTTTGTCGATCACATTCAGGCCCTGATGGAGCAGGACATGCAGTTCTACCTGGTGCACGGTCGTGTACGCCACCTTGACGTCCGCGTCATGCTCAACGACCTGCGCGAAGCGCTGACTGCTGTCGAGATCATCTACGACGCGCGCATGCCCAGCGACACGGTCTGGATCTTCGAGGGCGACCCAGAGGAACTTGGGTTCGCTGTCTGAGCCTCCGAAGTGCTATGGGCCGATGCCGATTGCTCTCACGCGTCGCCATCCCATGGTGTTCTGCGAGCACGTCGTAGACGATGGCGGCATTCGTGTCTGGTGCTGTCCCGTTTGCCGTCGCTTCATGCTAGAGTTTCCCGACGAGTGACAGCGGTTATACTCACGGACGAAGGGAGGCACGTGGATACGAACGCAACAAACATCGAGACGTTCCAGGGCGAAGACGAGCAGTGGTACTGGCGCGCCAAGGGAGCCAACGGTGAGATCGTCGCGCAGGGCGAGGGTCACGGCCGTCACGAGGACGCAGTCAGAGCCGCCGGAGAAGTCTTCCCTGGAGTACCCATCGACCAGTAGAGAGGAGGTGTACATGTTCAAGCTCACCGGCAAAGGTGGACGGAGGAATGCTGGGTCGGGAGGCGCTGCGCAGGCGTCTCGGCGCATCAAGTCTCCGTTCAACAAGTTCAAGGGCACGACCCAGGGAACGCCGCACGTTGCGTTCCAGGATCCGCCCGGGACCGGCAACCACGGCTTCGACGCCAACTCGCCGAGGCTGAGTGGGCTCGAGAAGTAGCACGTCATGAACATCGGCATCTTCGCGGTTGACCCGGGTGGCGCTACAGGCGTCGCGTGGGGGATCTTTGATCCCAAGCACAAGGAGGGGCTTGCGGGTTCAATCAAAGATCGCATGCTGCCCGGCAGCACAACCGTTGAAGGGGACGAGCGGACGCAGATCAAGGAGCTAGCTTCCCTGTGGGCTGACTTCTATCGGTCTTGCGTCCGCTCGGCCTGCCTTCCTCCAGACCACGTCTTCCTCGCAGTTGAGAACTTCGTCCTGAAGCCAGGTCAAACTGCTGGCGGCACGGACAGCACGATCTCGCTCGCGCTCATCTGGGGACTTGAGGGCTATCGGATGGGTCGCAGAGATGAGTGGCGTGAGCACAAGCGCGGTCAAGTCGTCATGCCAGGGATGCACCTTCAGATGGCTGGTGACGCCGTTCAAACAGCGCCCAATGCACGCTTGAAGGAGTGGGGCATCTGGGTAGTTGGGCGCGAGCACGAACGCTCAGCTTGGCGCCATGTTGCGCTTCTTTTGAAGCGGTATATGATCGCCCACAGCTAGCTCTCGCGCGCGCGCGTACGCGCGAGGGAGCGCGCGATCCGGCTTGCTACCACAGTGCTGGGCTGAGCCCGGTGGCCGCAGGGTAAGCTACCACCATGCTCGGACCTGTGATCAACCCGCACGGCGACCATCTGCCGGAGAGCCCGGTGGACTGGGAGGACGTGCCTTTGGGACCAGGTCAAGAGCCTCGGCCAGTCGGGCACGTACAACACACGATGGAGGGATCTGCTATCTTCCACGAAGACACGCGCAGATCTCCCGGCTACGAATCGTTGTTGGTTGAGTCTCGCTGGCCGGAGCGTCCCGCCTAGTGCCGCACAACGCCGGAGCTAGGGCGGCTGCCGCCAAAGCGGGGGCTACCTGCGGAGCAAAGAAGCGAACAGGTGGCCATTGCAACATGGCTGCCGGCTGGGGAACGATTCATCCCGGCATAGGCAAGTGCAAGCTGCACGGAGGCAGCATGCCCAATCACGTCAAGGCTGCAGCCAAAGCTGAGCACCGTGCGCTTCTGGGGACGCCCATCGAGACCACGCCCGAAGAGGCGATCCTGCGCTGCATCCAGATCCGCTCCGGTGAGGTGGAGTGGCTCACCAACCGTATGGCCGAGCTCGAGGAGAAACACTGGATTGAGGAGACAATGCTCGGCAAGCAGTTCCATCTGTACGCTCGCGAGCGCCAGGCAGCTATGCGCGATCTTGCGAAATTCGGGCAGATGGCCATCCAGATGAACATCGAGGAGCGCCGTGTGCGCATCGCCGAGACGTATGGTGAGACGCTGGCTGCTCTGCTGAGGGGCATCCTGGACGAACTCATGCCTCACATGGACAAGGAAGGGCGCGAGGCTGCACCCGCAATCGTCAAGCGCAGGCTCATTGCTCTGACTTCACGGCCAGCTTTGGAGTCTGGCGAGAAGGCTGCGTGATGGCGGTCGAAATCCCTACCGACGTCATCGAGGTTGCGCTCGACCGTCTGTACCCGCAGCCCACCATCTACGCGAGCGACCCCGTCACATGGGCGCGCGAGAAGCTGGGCAGACATCTCTGGTCAAAGCAGGTAGAGATCATGCAGGCGCTGAAGGAACACCGCTTTGTTGCGGTGAAGTCTTGTCACGGTCCGGGCAAGTCCTTCAGTGCTTCCTGCGCCGGGGCGTGGTGGCTGGACCCGGAGGTCCACCCCCTTGGCTCCGCGTTCCTGGTCACCACTGCCCCTTCATATCCGCAGGTCGAGCAGATCCTCTGGCGCGAGCTACGCCGACGTCACAACGAAGGCAAGCTTCGCGGCCGCATCACGCTCGACTGTCAGTGGCACATGGGCGAGAGCGAAGCCAAGCGCGCCGATCCGACAGAGGAGATCATCGGAATCGGCCGCAAGCCGCAGGACTACGACGAGACAACCTTCCAGGGCATCCACGCTCGGTACTTCATGGCCATCCTCGATGAGGCCTGTGGTATCCCAGAGGCTCTGTGGAACTCAGTCTTGGCTCTCGCCACCAACGAGAACAGCCGTATCCTCGCAATCGGCAACCCGGATGACCCGAATAGCCGCTTTGCTCAGATCTGCAAGCCGGGGTCAGGATGGCACGTGATCAGCATCAGCGTCTGGGATACGCCGAACTTCCCGAAGGAGGTGCTGGATGAGTTTCGGGCCATCGGAGCAGTGCCCGAAGATTACGAGCCTGTTCCCGATGAGTGGGTGCCGGATGACGTTGCAGAAGGTCTCGTCTCGCCCCTCTGGGTGCAAACGGCCATCAAGGAGTGGGGCATCGGCTCGCCTATTTGGCAAGCAAAGGTCAATGGCGAGTTCCCGGACATCTCAGACGAGTACCTGATCTCTCCGACCCTGATCGAGAAGGCTCATCGCAACAATCTTCCGGGTCACGAGACGGGTCGCTACGGCCTGGACGTTGCGCGCTACGGTCACGACAAGTCTGCTCTGTACCGCAATCGTGGCGGTCAGGTCAGACTCGTAGAGGCCTGGGGCAAGCGCGACACGATGGAGACGGTGGGCATCGTTCGCCGTCACATCAGCAAGCATCCTGCCGTGCGCGTACCCATCAACGTGGACGTCATCGGCATCGGATCAGGCGTGTTCGACCGCCTACGCGAGTTGAGGGAGCCAGTCTCCTCGTACCAGGGTAGTCAGCGCGCAGCTAACCCTGCGAAGTTCAAGAATCGCAGGTCAGAGACTTGGTGGACGTTCCGCGAGCTCATGGAGGAGGGTCTCATCGATCTTGACCCGGCCGATGAGAAGCTTTCTGCTGAGCTCGGCTCGGTGAAGTGGGGGACGGACTCTTCCGGCCGCATCTTCATCGAGACTAAGGAGGACATGACGGCTCGTGGCCTCCCCTCTCCAAACCATGCCGACGCAGCCGTCATGTCCATCGTTTCGCCTGCCGTCTTGTCTGACGAAGTCGCCGACAGGATGAGGCAGAACTCCCGCACGATCGCGGGAGACCTACTGACCAAGGTAATGTAAGGAGGGAGCATGACACAGACGCACCTACCAGAGAGATGGATTGAGCGGGGCAGCGCGATGCTCGAGATTCCGCTCGATCACGAGATCGTGCGATTCTTCACGGCTATGCAGCGCGCGGAGGGCGGGAATGCGCGCTGGAACCCGCTCAACACCGTCAACCACATCCATTCTCAGGCTCACGGCGATTGGCAGTCCTCGCCTGACTACAACGAGGTGGGAGTGTGCAACTACAACCATCCGTGGCAGGGCATCGTTGCGCTGGTTGACACCCTCCAGCAGCCGCTGTGGGGTGACTTCCTCTACGGCTTGCGTCACGCAAAGGCCAACGGCACCACGGCTGAAGAGTTGGTCGATAAGTACGGTTCCACGATCAAGCAGCACTGGGGAACGAATCCGACGCTCATGCTGACTCTCTTGAAGGAGATCGAGTGAGCGACGTTCCCTTCAACGGGCGAGTCCTTCGCGTCGGGTCACACGGTCTCGATGTTGCTGCCGTCCACATCGGTCTGCGTCGCGCTGGCAGAGACGTCAAGCTTGGACGCCTCTTCACGTCGCATCTTCGCGACCAACTCAAGATCTACCAGCATTCTGTTGGTCTGAAGGATGATGGCGTCTACGGCGAGGAGACGCACAAGCACTTGCGTACTCACTTCAACCGCTACGCCACGATGATCTACAAGATGGCAAAGCGTAACCTGCCGCGTTACGTTGACGTGCAGGGCGCTGCCGTTCCTCGGCAGCTGGCCGTGGTGATCTTGCCAAGCCTTCATGCTGTCGGAGCGACGATCTTCTCTTGCTATCGCGGACAGGATCCTCAGGGCGTGGCCATCCTTCACAAACACGGTAAGCGCACGCAGTACCAGCTTTGGTACGGCTATGTGCATGGTTGGCCCGGCTACGCACCCGCCAACCGTCCTGGCACCAGTACGCACGAGCTACGCTCCGACGGCTACGCTTACCCAGGTCCGTCGGGGCGACACCTCGAATGGTGGCAGTGCGGCATGGACATCGACGACGGTCACGTCGATGCGTTCATCCGGCACCTAGCGAGCAGGGGCATCAACGCGCATCGCCCCTACGGGTACGGTGCAGAACTTCATCACGTCAATCTTCGGACCGAACCGCCGCGCCGACTCTGGGTCGGCAAATGACAACAAGGAGGGAGTAATGCTCTCAGGAAAGTACGCGAAGGCAGTTCTTGCTCTTCTCATCGCGATTGCCACAGCACTCGTCACTGCGCTCGGCACCAGCCCACAGCAGAACTTGGGCCACCTCGGCACGTACGACTGGCTCAAGATCATCGGCGCTGTCCTCGCATCGGGCGGATTCACCTGGTGGTGCGAGAACGTACCGGGCATTGCCGGCGGCATCATCAAGGCGTTCTCTGCCTTCGCCGGTGCATTCGTGACGGCTCTCATCACTGCTTACGCCGACAGCGTCGTCACGCAGGGAGAGCTCATCGGAGCAATCAGCGCAGGGTTCGTCGCTCTGCTCGCGATCTACCAGGTCACCAACGGCGTGCGCGTCACGTCGCCCAACTACCCGTAGGAGGCCACAGATGGCCCGTAAGAAAGGCAAGTTCTCAGGCAAGGGTCTCATGAAGGCTTCCGGACGCACGTCCGTGACCAACATGAGTTCAGTGCCGAAGCCACCGAGGATGAGTGCTCGGTGAACGTCCGTCTCGAGCGAATCGAAGAGCACGTCATCGAGGGCAAGCGCCTCGGACGTCACATCGAGCATGACCCGCGCTCGAAGAACTATCCATTCGAGGCTGCGACCGTCGAGTTGCATACGACGTACCACGGTCACTACGGAGGCATCCTCGATCAGGGCCAACTCGGCTCGTGCACCGGCAACGCAACTGCCGGCGCAGTCAACACACGACCCCTCGACCAGCCCAAGATCGACATGCGCAACCCGCTGGTCGAGGCAGACGCCCTCGCTCTGTACGAGCGCGCAACGGTGCTCGACGGATTCCCGGGCGAGTACCCGCCAGACGACACCGGCTCATCGGGCATTGCTGCTGCCAAGGCAGCGGTGGAGAAGGGATACTGCGGAAGCTACCGCCACACCTTCTCCATCGACGCCGCGCTGCAGGCTCTCATGCACGGCCCTCTCAGCCTCGGCATCGCCTGGTACGAAGGGTTCGATGACCCAGACGCTTCGGGCTTGATCAAGATCGCCGGTCAGATCCGTGGCGGACACCAGATCGTCTCCGACGGTTTCTATCTCGAGACCGACCTGGCCCAGTCAATCGTGGAGTGTCGCAACTCCTGGGGCCTCGGATACGGTGTGCGTGGGAGGATGCACATGACCGTCTCCACTCTTCAGCAACTGCTGGAGGATAGCGGAGACTCAACCATTCTGGTCCGAGCCTAATGGCTCAGGTCGGACGTCCCAGAGTCACTACCCGCCAAGGTGTCCGCGCACCTACGACTGAGCTCGGCGTGCCCGATCTCGGTTTGGGAGGCTGGGGTGTCGTCGGCTCACCGTACCCGCTCGCGGGAGCCGGTGGTCCATGGCGCATGTACGTGGACGAATGGGAGTTCGTTCCCGAGTTGCGCTGGCCTCTGAACGTCCGACTGCTGGACCAGATGAGGACGGACTCGCAGCTGGCAGGCCTCATTACCGCCGTCATGTGGGGCATCTGTCAGCTGCGGTTCGTCATCGATCCGAACGGTGCCAAGGACTCGCTGGTGAAGGAGATCAGCGAAGACCTCAATCTGCCCGTCATGGGTAAGGACTCCGAGTCTGTCGGCCGTATGAAGGGCAGGTTCTCTCACAGCCGCTTCATCACACAGGCCATGCTGTCCGTGATCTACGGGCATATGTACTTCGAACAGGTCGGACAGATCGTTGACGGGAAGTGGCGTCTCCGGAAGCTAGCGCCTCGCATGCCGCAAACGATCCGCCAGATCAACGTCAACGACTCTGGTGAGCTCGTCAGCGTCATGCAGTGGGCTCCTGTTGGCTGGAACTTCCAGCAGAACACGCCTGCTGCTGGCTACTGGCAGGGACCAGAGATTCCCGTTGACAACCTGGTGCCATTCGTATTCCAGGCCGAAGGGATGTCGTGGACGGGACGCAGCATGATGCGCGACTGCTACCGCGACTGGATCATCAAAGATCGCGACCTCAGGATTGAGGCGATCAATCATGAGCGCAGTGGTGGTGTCCCGTACGCCGAGGGCGCACAGGACATGACTTCTGACGAGCTCGAGAATCTCAACAGCCTGATGCAACAGTTCCGCATCGGTGAGAACTCAGGGCTGGCTGTGCCGTTCGGCACCAAGGTGCAGATCGCGAAGGGATCAGGCAGCGATATCGACCGGACAATCAAGCGCTTGGACGAGTCGATGGCGCGCCGCTTCCTTCTGCAACTAGTCAACCTGGCACAAGGAGGAAGTCATGTAGGCTCGTATGCACTCAGCGAAACCTTTGAGGACTTCTTCCTGGTGGGGCAGCGGCACATCGCGCAGTGGTACTGCGATGTGATGACCGAGCACGTCATCGAAGACATCGTCGACTGGAACTACGGTGAAGATGAGGAGCTCACGCCGCGCCTCACCTGGGAGCGCAGCACCGAAGATGCTCTGGGCTCTGAAGAGCTAGGTATGCTTGTGCATCAAGGTGTCATCACTATGGACGACGAAACGGAGAATTGGGTCCGCTACCGCAAGCTGATGCCCACGAAGACTGAGCCGCGTCCTGAGATCACTCCTGGCGGTCCATATCAGCCACCGCTGAACAAGACCAATCCGCAGGAGGAGCTCTCTGAGCAGCCCGGAACAGGCAACTCGCCGAACGTTCCGGGCCATCAGCAGACAGCACCGGCTACTCCGACGAGGGCGTCTGCAGATGCGGGATCGGAAGGTAGGGTGCTCCCTCCGCCGGAAGATCCCGCACTTGATCCAGACGTCATGGCCAGTGGTCCTGCGGTCGTGACGGTTCCGAATGTTGAGATCCTTCATGCTGGGATCGAGTACAATCTCAGCACCGGCCCAAGAACATTCACGCCTGAAGATCTGCGTGACGCGGTGGTAGCCGCGAACGAGGATCACAGCATTCCCAGCCCACGCCTGAAGCTGGGTCATATTGATCCACGCTTCAACGATCCAGAGTTCGACGCTACGCCTAACTTCGGCATGGCGAAGAACCTACGGCTCTCCGACAACGGCATGACGGTCTATGCTGACTACCAGGGTGTCCCTGGTTGGTTGGCGCCCATCTTGCCTTATGCCTACCCCTCACGCAGCATCGAGGGGTGGAGCAATGTACAGAGCCAGGCGGGGAAGAAGTGGCGCTTCGTACTGTCTGCCTGTTCGCTGTTGGGCGTTCAGTGGCCTGGCGTCACAGTGCTTGAGGATCTTCCTCAGTATTACACAAACCAAGTACCCAAGGACGTAGTCATCGACGACGAGATCGTCGAGGCCGTCGTAGCGGCGGCCAAATCAACCGGAGGTGATCCGATGAAGTTGTTCGGCAGGAAGACCTCCGCCTCGGCGAACCTCGACGACATCCGTCGGGCGTTCTACGCTCAGTTCGGTGATGGTGAAGACACCAGATGGTGGTGGATCCAGGCTGCGCTGACAGACCCCAACGAGCTCGTGGTCGAGGACGACGACAGTGGAAAGTTGTACAAGCTGGCGTTCGGATCGGACGACAAGGGCAACGTGTCGTTCGGTGAACCGATGCCGGTGCGTATCGACTACATCCCGGACATGGACGCTGTGCCCGTGGATGTGCTCAAGGTTGCGGCAGAGCATGTCGCAGCATCGCTGGCCGATGGCCGTGAGGTCTTGGCTAGTTGGTCCGACCGGGAGGCAAGCGTCCTCCCGACAACCGCATCAGGAGGTGCAATGGATCCCAAGCAGATCCGTCAGCGCCTGGGCTTGTCGGAGGACGCTTCCGACGACCAAGTCCGGGACACCCTCCGTGCGCTGAACGAGGCAGCGGAGGCACAGGATCCTCCGGCCGACCCGCCAGCAGATCCGCCCGCAGCGGATCCGCCTGCGGATCCTCCGGCCGCAGATCCTCCGGCCGATCCGCCTGCCCCAACGCCGGAGCCGGGGGAGCGCACCGCAGTAGCGGCGTCGTTGCCTCCGGGTGTGGTGGCCATCGACGAGGCAACACTTGCCGAACTGCGCCGTGGTGCGCAGACGGCGATCAGCCTCGCAGATCGGACCGCCGCGAACGAGCGCGAGACGCTCGTGTCTGCCGCCATCGGCGACGGACGCATCCCACCGGCTCGCCGGGATCACTGGTTGCAGTACATGGCCAGCGACCCCGAGGGTGGGGCGCAAGCCCTCGCAGCCTTGCAGCCGGGGATTGTCCCGGTGCAGGAGCGGGGACATGCCCACTCGGTCGAGACCCTCAGCGATCAGGAGATCGAAGAGGACACGATCATGGGCTGGACCCATCAGCTGTTCCCGGAGACGAGGGGCAATGCTCCCGTCGCCGCCGCAGCTGGTGGTGATCTGCCGCGCCATTCGAGGATCTCCTCGGATGGGAAGTACCGTCGTGGAGGTCTGCGGGCATGAACAACGAGTGCATTCCGCTCAAGTCCGCTGCCTACACGCGGGTCATCACGGTCCACTGCACCGCTGGTGTGACCGGCAAGAAGTTCGTCGGCGTGATCACCGGGCGTCAGTCCGGCGGTCTGGCGGGTCTGGCTCCAGATCCGTTGGCGACGAACGACGGCTCCGACTACGTCGTTGCGGGTCCGCCTGCAGCGGGTGCGGCGGTCGAAGGCGTCGCCATGTGGGACCAGGTCGCCAACGGCAAGGTCCCCGTCATCAGCGGGCAGGGAACCATCGTGCCCGTCACGTCCGGCGCAGCAGTTGGTGCCGGCGCGGAAGTCCAGGTCGACGCAACGGGAGCAGTCATCCCGTTCGCTGCCGGCGTCAAGGTGGGTCGAAACGTGGGTCCGGCTGTTGCGGGCACAGGTCTCGACCTCGAGATCGAACTCTACTAAGGGAGGAGGGATGAGAAACAGAGCACTCGCGATGGACCACGGCCCTCGCGTCAACATCGAGCTACCGACGTTGGCAGAGATGGTCGCGGTCGGTCGCGCCGATCCCGAGCTCCTTCGGTCGGAGTTCGCACGGATGGGCCTCAAGTCCGCAGACGGTTTTGCCGCTGCGCGCTTCGAGCCTGCCGGAGACCCGCCGGTTGCCGCTGCGCCGTACCCTGGCGCTGTGATCAATCCGTTGGCTGCGCCGACGATCTCGGGAACGACGTTCACGATCGACATCGCTCTCCAGCAGCCCACCAGGGTCATCACGCCGATGGTCCTCGATCTGACGCGTCAGCGGTTCTTCGTGGACCGTGTTTTCGCGTCGGCCGGTGGGGTGACGGGTGGCGCTGTCATCTACGACGTCGTCGTGTACCCGGATCTGTACGCCGACCGTGATGTCGAGCGTGTGGAGCCGGGTTCGGAGTTCCCGATCGTCAGCTTCAGCAGGCGTGCGCCTGTTGCGGCGGTCGTCGAGAAGTGGGGCGCCAAGTTCTACTTCCTCGACGAGGCACGGGACCGCAACCTGGTGAGCGAGTTCACCAAGGCCATGCGGCAGCTCAGCAACACCATCGTTCGGAAGATCAACCAGCGCGGCGTCCAGATCCTGGAGGCGTTCATCTCGGCGAACGCCCGCACGGTGACCGGCGTCTCGTGGGGCTCGGTCAACACGACCTACGCAGGCGGTAGCAACTGGCCGCTCTTCCCGGCACGGGACTTCGCCAAGGCGGATCTCATCGCCGAGCAGGAAGAGATGGACATGGACTACAACCTGTGGATCATGAACCCGAACGAAATGTTCAACCTCGAGGGCATCTACGGTGACAAGCTGGGTGCGCTCCTCGACTCGTACGACGTCGACATCTTCGTGACCAACCGTGTCGCGGCAGGCTCCGCCTACGCGATCGCGGAGGGTCAGGTCGGCGAGATGAGGGTCGAGAAGCCGCTCAGCACGGAGACGTGGCGTGACCCGAACGGGAAGGAGCAGACCTGGGTGCAGTCCTCGGTCCGCCCGCTCATGTACGCGAACAACGCATTCGCGGTCCTGAAGTTCACGGGCCTGACCTAAGGAGGGACGATGAGCAAAGTCATCATCAAGCATCGTCTCTTCACCTGGTTCGAGGACGTGGACTCTCACGTCGAGCCGGGGACGCAGTCTCGTGTGGAGCGCATCGCGCACTACGGCGATGACGTCGACATCACGGACAAGAAGTCCCTCGAGCGCGGCAAGGAGCTCGATGCGTTCTTCACGGACGAAGAGGCGAAGGGCATCCGCAAGGGCGAGTACCCGCAGGGTCACGAGGCTCTGCTGGCACAGGCCCAGGGCAAGCAGCTGCCCTCTCTGCCGGCAGGTCAGGCGGAGGTCGAGGACGAGGGACCGCAGACGAGCACGCTGTCGTCTACGGAGCTCGGTGCGTACATCGTCGAGCACAAGCTCAACGTGGACGACACCGTCGCCCTCGCCGACGCAAGCAACCCGGACGACATCCAGCGCGTTTGGGACGCGGAGGAGCACGCGGCACGCCTGCGTGAGAACGATCCGCGTGCCGGCGTGACCAACAAGCTGGACGCCATGCTCGCAGCTGCAAGCCAGGGTGGCGGGAACGACGACGACGACTAGCCCGAGCTAGTCATCCAGCGTTGAGGGGCAGGACAGCAACTCCTGCCCCTCAACAAAGGAGAAGGAGCAAGCATGGAATACACTGGCAGAATGTATTGCGATGGGAACGGCAACTTGCTTGCTTCTGAGGGTGAGCATGCTGACGAGCCCATCGCATACGATCCGGAACGGGACGCATTTGTGTTCATCGGTCCGGGTGAGCCATCGCACAACGAAAGGCATCACAAGCAGTTCGCCGACATGGTCGGCACTCAGGACGTCGACCCTGATCTGCCCGGATATGCCGGCACCGCAGACGACCCCGTCGAGGGTGCCGAGCATCACTTCGGCGTTCTGCCCGATGACCCGCACTACGAGGAGGGCGCGGTGAGTCCGCTCAGCGGGAAGCTCACCAACACTCGCCTCAAGCAGCTGCCCGACAAGGTAGCGGCCAGTACGGGCGGGCACACGCATCAGCACAAGGTGGGTGCGTGATGGACTTCGACGTCAGTCCCGGCGGGGTCATCATCCCGCGCATCAAGCCCGTCGTCCCAACGTCGCCCTGGGTCTTGACTAAGCACGGCGTCGAGATCTTCCGCGACTTCTTGGACAAGGATGAGCTGAGCCTGTACGACCGCATCTTCAAGGCTCGTTCACCCGAGGAGCAGATGGGGATCGTACGGATGGCCGGTTCCCTCTCGTTCTACATCAGCAAGAAAGTCCAAGACATCATTCACGGCGCCACAGCGTACACGGCTGTGACGCCGTACTTCGTTCACCTGTACACGTCGGCGTTGGACGACACGTTCAACGGCGCGACGGCAGGCAAGGCTGCATATACGAGCTACGCGGGATTGTCGCTGACGAACAACACGACGATCTTCGCATCTGGTTCCGGCACGACCACGTACACCAAGACGTGGCCGAGTGATGCAGCGAAGTCGTGGGCGACCAGCACCGGAGGCACGGCACCGACCGTGACCTACCTGGGTGTGTTGGACGCCAACGCAGGAACGTCTGCGGACAACGGCATCGAGTGGTGTACCGTCACGAGTACGACCATCAACACCGGCGACACACCACAGCTAGCGCAGAACGCGATGACGGTGGTGCAGGATTAGTCATGCAGCCCACGAGCGATCCAGACGTGTTCATCGAGGAGCAGCGGCCCGGATACGTCCGGTATCGCCGAGCGGATGGACGCCGTTGGATCGTTCGTGGGCAGTGTGATCGTCGGGGTGATTGTCTCATCGGGGCAATCGTGGAGCCTATCCCCGGAGTATTTGCTGAGGTAAAGAACCACGAACATCTTGCTGAGCTTCGTAAGCAATTTGGCAAGGAGCGCATCGACTCTGAGCTTGATGTTCCGGTGACCCCTGAATTTCACTCGTGTTGTGGTTCTGATCTTTTCACCTACGAGGAACTTGAACCTGTAGGTGGAGAGTAATGCAGAAGTTCTACCTCCATGACGCCACATCGACCGACTCGGGGACGATGCCTGGGGCAACGAACAATGCGGGAATCACCCCAGCCGTCACAGCCACGGGTGCATCTACGGCTCGCGCGATGGATGACACGATCGGCACTTCGCAGGCTAGTGTCAGCTTGACAACTGCTGCGAGCACGTCAGCGCAGACAGATTGGTTTCGCCGATTTGTGTCGCCACCGCTAGCAGCACAGAATATCCCCTCTGGCTCATGGTCTATTCACCTTGCCGGATCAGAGGCTAACGCTGCATCGAACTTCGGTTTCATTTGTTACCTGTACGTGTGGAGGCCAAGTACGGGGGCCAAGGTCGCCAACATCATCAGCGCAGCCAATGCGACTACCTCGGCGGAAGTTGGCACGGGCGAGACCGCAGTTACGGATTCACCCGGTGCAGGGAACCTCACCGCAGTTCAGGACGGAGACATCTTGGTCCTGGAGGTTTTCCGCAGCGGCACTCAGTCGATGGCAACTGCCTATACCAACACGATGTTTTACGACGGCACCACCGAAGACGACGCAACAAGCAACGCTTCATACCTCCTGGCGCCTGCTGATCTTTCCATGCACGTTGCGGCAGGGCCGAAGGCTATCACCCCGGCAACGATCTCGGCCACCTCAACGCTTACAGGCGCCATCGTAGTAAAGCGTGCGATCACCCCCGCAACAATTAGTGCAACCTCTACTGTCGTTGGCGTTGTCGGAGCAATAAGAAAAATTGCGCCTGCGACAGTTACGGCCGCAAGCACGGTTAGCGGCACGATTGCGCGTTTGAAGCCTGTGCTGCCCGCCAATGTCACGGCCACGAGCGTAGTGAGCGGAGCGCTGCGTGTGATCCGTGCAGTACGTCCTGCAAACATCCTGGCGACATCTGTCGTCTCGGGCGCTGTGGCCGTCCGTAGGGCGATAGTTGCGGCTACAGTCCTAGCCACCAGCGCCGTCTCGGGGCGCGTCAACAAGATCGCTCGTGTCGCTGGAAACGTAGCGGCCACATCGACGGTGAGCGGATCCGTCACGGCTAGGCGACGCATCTTGCCGGGCAACATCCTCGCGACAAGCGTTGTGAGTGGATCCATTAGGCGCATCGCGGGTATCTTGCCGGGGAACGTCTTGGCCACAAGCACCGTCTCTGGTTCTGTGACGCGGCTCGCGGCAGGAAAGTTCATCTCGGGCAACATCAACGCCACGAGTACCGTCAGCGGCGCAGTCGTAGCTGTTCGCCGCATAGCGGGGAATGTAGCTGCGACGGCTGTTGTCTCAGGAATAGTAACAGCCAGACGTGCTCTCGTAGGGAATGTTGCGGCTACCTCTACAGTCAGTGGCAAGATCGTGGCTCGCAGGGCCATCCTGCCAGCCGCAATCAGCGCTACGAGTACGGTGTCTGGTAAGATTGTCGTACGTCGTGCAATTTTGCCGGCAACTATCAATGCAACAAGCACGGTGACGGGCTCTATCAAGAGGCTCGGCACAGCGCCGATTCTTCCGGCTACCATCAGCGCCACCTCTTCCGTCACAGGCAGGGTCACGGCTGTACACCGGCTGGCGGGCAACATCAGCGCCACGAGCGTAGTGAGCGGTGTCGTGACTAGGATCAGGCACGTCGGCGGCTTGGTTAGTGCTACCAGCGTTGTGACGGGAAGCATCAGGCGTCTTCGTACCGTGGGCGGTCAGATCAACGCTACCAGCACCGTCTCGGGAAGGCTGGTTGCTCTAAGGGTAGTCATTCCGGCAAACATACTCGCGACCTCAACGTTGAGCGGTCAGCTGAGCTTCTCACCCTTCTTCGCCGGCAACATCTTTGCCACTTCAACCGTGAGTGGGTCCGTCACAGGACGGCCAACCGCAGTCGTCACATTCACAGATGACTCGGGGCGGATCCTCTACGCACCGGGCGGCAGAATCACGAGAACTACAACGGGCGACCGAGATGTTGCGTTGACTGGTATTGCTGCCGGCCAATCGGGGAGGATTGCACGCTGATGTATGTCGTTTCGTTCACCGATTACAGGCCCACACCGCGTTACGACGGTGTACCGTGGTCTGTTATTCATGTCGAGGAATCGGACAACGTTGACGGGCCATGGACGCAGATCGAGGTTATCGACATCTCAACTCTGCCAGATGGAGTGGACACAGACCCCTCAGAGCCGTTGGCGCGTTCCTTCACGACGGACAATGCAACTCTTCAGGAGGGATTCTACCGCGTTTCCTTCCTCGACGCCAACGGCGACGTCCTTTACTTCGCGCCCATTCAGAACGTCGCGCCTGCGACGCTTCCCTGGACCCCAAGCATTCAGGAGGTTGCTGACCAGATCGTCTCTCGCACAAGGGATCAGTACGGCAATGAGATCGGCACGTTCAATGCCACCACTCGTCCAACCGATACACAGGTTATGCACCTGATCGTAGAGCACATCGGCGATGTAGCCAATGTCATCGGTACGGACATCCCTAGTGAGCTGTGGGAAGACGCTTCTACGGTTGTGGCTGAGCGTGTAGCAATGCAGATCGAGCTCGACTACTTCCCTGAGCAGGTCAACACAGACCGCTCGCCATACAAGCAACTGAAGGAAGAGTACGAAGAGGATTTGTCCCGTCTCTCGAGACAGGTTCAGGTCATCAAGGAGGGCGGAGACCCAACTCAAGTCAGCACAGCGCCGAGCAAGCAAGCAGTCGGCTCGTTCCCTGACACCACCAAGTATCCTCCCTACGGACTGAGCACGCGGTGGTAGCCTGATGTTTAGCATCGAGGCTTTCGGCATCACGCAGGCTAAAGCTCGGTTCAACCGGCTCGGTGCGGCAGCCATTGATCTGGCGCCAGCTTGGGAGGAGATCCTCCAGTTCTTCTTCTGGATCGAAGACG